TAGTTGATGGCGATCTTTCAGATTGTGCCAGTATTGACAGACTTGTAAAAAACTTACAGCCAGATTATTTAATTAATTTTGGGGCTAATTCTTTTGTAGGCGTTAGCTGGGATATGCCGTTAAGCGTCCTTGACGTAAATACTGGCGGAGTCGTCCGTTGCTTAGAAGCGATCAGAAAGTTCAAGCCTGACTGTCGCTTCTATAGCGCTGGCTCCTCAGAAGAGTTTGGTGACGTAGATTACAGCCCGCAGGACATCAAACACCCGATTAAACCAAGGAGCCCTTACGGGGCATCTAAAGCCGCAGCTAGACACATGGTAAAAGTTTATCGTGAGTCGTACGATCTTTTCGCAGTCCATTCTATTTTATTTAACCATGAAGGAATGAAAAGGGGTAGGGAATTCGTAACTAGAAAAATTACGAATAAGGTTGCAGAAATAAAGCATGCATTAGATAAAAAAATATCTTTTGAAACACTTCAGCTTGGCAATATTAACTCAAGAAGAGATTGGAGCGATAGTAGAGATTTTGTAGAAGGCGTTTGGTTGATTATGAATCAAGATAAACCAAAAGATTATGTTTTATCAAGTAACAAAACTCATTCTGTAAAAGAGTTTGTTCAAAAAGCTTTTGATTTTGCTGGAGTTCCGGGACTCTGGAGCGGCGAAGGCATGGACGAAAAATTTAGACTTTTCCAAGAGAATACCGTGCTGGCCGAGATAAATGAAAAATTTTACAGACCGGCAGAAGTAGACCTTTTACTAGGAGATTCTACCCCAGCCAGAGAAGAACTCGGATGGAAGCCGAAGATTTCGCTTGACAAAATGATAGAAAGTATGGTACAAAAGGACTTAGCTATATGGGAAAGAAGAAAAAGCTAACTATCCATCAATACATTATTGAAAAGTTTATAGCTAATTCTAAAAAGATTTGGTCGGACAGAGAGGCTACTAAAAGAGAAATAGCCACAGCGAAAAAACTTCTAGCTAAATTTCCAGACAAGAGGTTCTGGTTTAAAGCCCCCATACCCTACGATAAAATGGAGTCTTTGTTATGGTTTTTGACTCCTCATGGCAAAGAATACATAATCTTTGCATGGAATCAATATAAACTTGACTTACGACCAGAAAAGTCATATGATATTGCAAGTAAGAAGTTCGGAAGGGCGAAGAAAGTTAAATTAAAAAAAAGTTTATTAGATTTTTTAAGAGAAGATGGCAGCGAAGAAAAAGAATGATACGTTAGATCCAGTCGGTCAGATAAAGCAATATCTAAAGGATCACAAACATGAGCACTACAATTTTGAAACCGAAGCAAACTATACTGTTTCAAGCGGAAGCTTGCTTCTAGACATAGCAATGGCTGGCGGATTAAGACCGTCAATCATTCGGGCTAGTGGGATTTCAGAAGGAGGCAAGACTTCTTGCTCTTTAGCTTTTGCAAAAAACTTTCAGAGTTCAGTAGATAATTCTATGGTTATCTACGTCAAGTCAGAAGGCAGGCTTTCTCAAGACATGATAGATAGGTCAGGAGTAGATACTTCTGAGGATAAATGGTTCGTGTTTAAATCTAATATTTTTGAAACCGTTATTGGATTTATCACAAATTTAATTAAAGACAACCCTACCGAGAGAAAATACTTTTTTATCATAGACTCGATGGATTCTTTGATTCCGTCTGGAGACATCGACCGCTCCTACGCAGAAGCTACTAAGGTCGCAGGAGGCGCAGTTTTAAGTTCTAATTTTTTAAAGCGTATGGCTCTGCCTATTAGCACAAGGGGTCATATCTGTTTTATGATCTCTCAGGTTCGCAGCACTGTAAGCGTGAATCCCTATGAAAAGGGCGACCCAAAACTTACAAACGCGACAGGCGGCAATGCGCTTCTGCACTTTTCTGACTGGATTTTTGAATTTCAAAAGCGTCACAAGAATGACCAAATAACATCCAAGAACTCTAAGGATGGAAACCCTGACGGTCACTGGTGTAAAATTATTTTTAAGAAAACTCCTAACGAAACCACCGGCGCCGAAATAAGATATCCTATTAGGTACGGCAGAACTGGTGGCAAGAGCGTATGGATTGAATATGAGATATTTGATTCTCTCGTCAAATGGGGTTTTGTTGAGAAGGCTGGCTCATGGGTAACTGTTAATCAAAAATTGATTGACGAACTCAAGGAGAATAATCTTGAGATTCCCGAAAAGATTCAAGGAGAGGACGCGTTCACCGCTTGCCTCGAAGAGAATCCGGAGCTTACTAAATACCTTTTTACGAAATTAAAAGAGACTTTAACATTAGTTTAGTTCAATATGTCAATACTTTAAAAGTATTTCAATCCATCACTAAACTAATGAGACTTTTTAATATTAACGGCAGACTTGTCAGCAAGAATGTCACTAAATATAAAATAGACTGGGAAAAATCATGCAGATCAAAAATACAATTCAAGGTCAAAGATTTCTTCAAGGACTACTGGCAGAATCATATCTGCTACGAGGAGTTTCCTGTTTTTGGCACAAGAATGAAAGTAGACTTGATCAACTTCACTCGCAAAATAGCAGTAGAAGTACAAGGAGATCAGCATAATCAGTACAATAAATTTTTTCATGGGGGATCGAGAGATAAGTATCTAGCTTCCATAAAAAGAGATATGAAAAAAATAAGTTGGTTAGAAATGAATGAGTTCCAAGTTTTGGAAATAGAGACTAAAGATATCGAAAATCTGAGTAGATCTTACATTTTTGATACTTTCGGCGTTGACATCTAATAGAAAGTGTAATATAATATGATGAGTAAAGAAGTCCAGTATGGGAGCATTCCCCAAAAAGTTTTGGACAATATTAGCGAGATGTCCTATGGCGGCTACGTGCTATTTAGTTTTGACGAAAAAGCTAAGCCGCAAGTTCACGCGCAAATATCTGACGATCTAAATGCGATGTCTCTCCAATATTTCATCAAAAATTGGTCTGAGGCGATGGAGGAGATATCCAGAGAAAGCTTTTTAGAAAACATAACTACTAGGCTACAAACCGGATCAGACGACGAAGAAGAAGAAGGTTATAGAGATGAGTGATACAAATATTTCAGATTATTATCCACAAAAAGAAGAAACTCCTAGCACGCCATTGCCGGGATTTGAGCCTCCCGCATCTTTAAGCGCGGGAGAAGCCCCAGAGCCTGCCCCCGTTACTCCAGAAGAACCAGCGGCCCCAACTCCAGTTCAAGACTTGGGAGTAGACGACTTAGGTATTGATTTGCCAGATATTCCTTTGCCTGACGACGAACCTATTGAGGACGCAATCAAGGACACTTTTGAGGACGCAGCTTTTAATTTTGCTATCGTTGGAGTAGGCCAAGGAGGTTCTAGGTTAGCGGAATCATTTTGGAATTTAGGTTATCGTAGAGTTGGCGTTATCAACACAGCTAAACAAGACTTATCTTTAATAAGTGTTCCTGAAGAAAACAAACTTTTGATTGGCGATGGAGGCGCTGGTAAAAATCCAGACGCAGCCGATGAAGTATTCCGCACCAGATACGAGGATATTTTAGATTTCTTAAAAAGAACTTTTGGCTCTGGTTACGAAAGAATTTTGGTTTGCGCTGGAGCCGGTGGTGGAACAGGCGCAGGAGGCGTAGCTAGAGTTATAGATATTTGCCATGACTTAAATCAATCTCTTGGCAAAGAAGCTAAAGACACGGATGCTAAAGTTGGATGTGTTCTAGCATTGCCGACTAGAGCAGAAGGTATTAAAGTTCAAGATAACTCCAAGAAAACTATTAATAAAGTTATCGATGCTCAAAAGGCTGGAGTGCTATCTCCGCTAGTTATTCTTGATAACGAAAAGATTAAACAACTTTATCCCAAGTTGACAGTTAATCAGTTCTGGAGCACTGCTAATAATAGCATTTGTTCTATCTTCCATTTGTTTAACAAAATATCTGCGAAGGAATCGGCTTATACTACTTTTGATAAGGCTGACCTAGATACCATCTTCTCATCCGGTATTATCATGTTCGGCGCAACTCCGGTCAAAGATTTCACCGAAACTGGAATCTCCTATGCTGTCAGAGACAATCTGAGAAAGAATATCCTCGCTGGTATTGACGCGTCCACCGGTAATGTTGCTGCTTGCGTGATTATCGGAGATAAAAATTCTCTTGACAATATCCCGCAATCAAATCTAGAACATGGGTTTGAGCAGCTTAGTCGAATGATGGGAGCAGGTTCTACTGTCCATCGCGGCATTTACGCTGGCGCTAAGCAAGGGCTAGCTGTTTATACCGCTATAGGAGGATTACAGTCTCCAGAAAATCTGTTTGACTACTTCTTCGAGGTAGATAGAAAATACAAATAGTAGATGTCACTAT